GCTCGGTTGGATAAGGATCCCAACGTTATATGGTGGCAAAGCGAAGAAACGATAGTCCCATATCGTTCGCCTCTGGATAATAGAATTCATCGTTATTATGTTGATTTCACCGCTAGGTTAAAAACACCGAACGGCGGAACGAGAACTGTTTTGATTGAAGTGAAACCAGCTGCTCAGTGCAGACCACCTCCGCTCATGGAAGGGCGCAAAACAAAACGATATATAAATGAGGTAATGCGTTGGGGTGTGAACTCTGCTAAATGGAAAGCTGCTCGTGAATACTGTAAAGACAGGGGTTACGAGTTTATTATTATGACCGAAAAAGAACTAGGAATCAAATTTTAATGTCAAACAGATTTAGTAAACTTCTGAGATCTACCGCTATGGACTTATCGAATAAGTCCAAAGATTCTTCTCAGTGGTATCAAGACACTGTATCGAATATGGGTAAAAGAGACCCTAACAAGATATTCGAGAAAAGCAGCAGCCCTCAAATTGGCGCTCTGATGTTATTTCTGTATGATCCCAAATATAAAAACACTCTCCCTTTTTATGACGCTCATCCTTTAGTATTTCCTGTTGAGATGTATCATGACGGTTTTCTAGGAATCAACCTTCATTATCTGCCTCCTTTGGCCAGAGTTAATATGATGAAGGGATTAGTCGATATTAATGATAACGATAAATATATACAAAATAAAAAATTGGTTCTTACGTATAGTTTACTAAAATACTATTCTAACCAATTAAGAGGCGTTGAGAACTGCATAAAGAGATATCTCTTCAATCATGTAAGAAGTTCTTTTTATCAGGTTGATCCGCAAGATTGGGAAAAGGCTGCATTATTGCCTCTACAAAAATGGAATGTTAACCCAAATAGGCGATATGCAGGTTCGCCTCCATATTAGGATCAGAAATGCCATTTAATATACAAGGCTTCAAAGAAAACCTTAATTCCTACGGTTATTTGGATAACAACAGTTTTGATGTAATAATCAAAACTCCAAATATTCTTCAGAATAAAGTTCTAAACAATCAGGGTACTGATAGCGATATTCAAAGAATCGCCAAGAATTTAAAGTTGAGAGTTGAACAGGTCAGAGCTCCTGGTATTAATTTAATGACATCGCAAATACAAAGATATGGTATCGGCTCAGTACAAAATATGCCTATTAACGCTCAATTTCAAGACATAAACATGACGTTATTGATGGATCATTATGGCGAAATATGGCAGTATTGGTATAACTGGTTGAACCTAATATTTGGGTTTAACGGTCTAGAATCCGCTAATGGACCAACAAGTAATTCTTTTCCGAATTATCAAGCTGAGTATAAAGATAATTACTCAACTGTAATGCAAATTATAGTCTACGATCATTTTGGTAATTCTATTCAGAAAATAAACCTCTATGAAGCATTTCCTGTAGCAATGAGAGAAATGCCTCTTTCCTGGGGCGATGGTAGTTTAATGAGATTGAATTTGTCAATTTCTTATACTAGCTATGCATTGGTTGGAAGTTCTGTCCAACCACAACCAGCACCACAACCACAAAGACCTTTCAGATCGATCAGAAATACAACTACGATTAGACCTGGCGTAAATTAAAATAATGGAGATATAATATGTCAACTTTGCCAAAACTTGACCACCCTATTCACAATATTGAAATACCTTCTTTGAAGAAAAATTATAAGTTTAGACCATTTCTTGTAAAAGAAGAAAAACTGTTGCTTATGGCAAAAGAAGGCGGCAGCGATGTTGATGTTTTAGCCGCCATCAAACAAATCGTTAACAATTGTTCGCTTGATCCAAAGTTAGATATCAGCAAGTTGGCTGTGTTTGATTTAGAGTATATCTTTCTTAAGCTAAGAGCTGTTTCGGTTGACAACATAATCAAAGCATCATACAAAGATAATGAAGATGAAACGGTTTATGAATTCGAAATCAACCTAGACGATGTGAAGGTAGAGTTTCCAGAGAAAATGGATAACAATATCAAGATCACTAATAAATCTGGGATATCTCTGAAATACCCATCAGCAGCCCTTTACGAAGATAAAGAGTTTTTGAGTCTGGATAAAGATTATCTGTTTCAATTAATCATTCGTTGTATCGAAAATATTTACTACGAAGATCAAGTTTATGCAGCGAAAGAATATAAAAAGGCTGACCTAGAAGAATTCCTAGAAAATTTGGATATCAAGACATTCCAGAAAATCCAGGACTTTCTAGTTAATGTTCCTAAGATGAAATATGTAATCAATTATAAGAATTCGTTGGAGCACGATCGAGAAATCGTTCTGTCGTCGTTAAACGATTTTTTTACGTGGCGCTGAGTCATAACTCTTTAGCGAATTACTATAAAACAATATTTTCGTTAGCTCAGCACCATAAATATTCTATTACAGAATTAGAAAATTTAATTCCGTTTGAGAGAGATATCTATGTTGAATTGTTGATGGAGTATTTGAAGGAATTAGAGGACGCTAAACAGAGAAGCAAGTAAATGGCATTAGCACCAGAACTTAAAGAAATAACAAGAAACATTTCGTCCGAAATGGGCGGCGTTGTTGGTAATATAAGAAAAACTGCCAGCGATAACCAAAAAATGTTTTCTGTTATTTTGAAAGACATCGGAAAACATTTCGAAGTCCAAAATAACGGTTTAACAGAAGTTTCCGAATCTGTAGAACAATCTTCTAATAAAGTTGCTGCAAAGGTAGACTCAACAAATAGTCTGTTACAGGATTCTCTTGGGCTCCTTTCGAACACTTATGCAGAATTAAGAACAATGAACAGCAACATCAAGGTTATGAATAATAACCTTGGTGACAATAATAAAAGCCTATTAGAAAGACTGGGTTCTGGTTTCAAAGGGCTTCAGAACGTAATTCTTGGGGCTGCTGCTTCTGCCGCTCCAGCCATGCTGGGTCTCGCTGGTGGAATGGCTGGTAGTTTTGGAACTGATATTTTTGGCGGCAAAGCCAATCCAATGGACCATAACGGTAGTTCCAGTGAAGCTATGAGTTTCTTCCAATCAAAAGGTTGGTCAAAAGAACAATCTGCTGGTATAGTTGGAAACTTGCAAGTAGAGTCTGACAATTTTTCATCTGATGTAATAAGTGGAAGAAGAAAAGGCGACGGCGGACAAGCTGTTGGTATAGCTCAATGGCATCCAGACAGACAAGCAAGATTCCAACAAGTAATGGGTAAACCTATAGCTGGATCTTCTTTCAAAGAACAATTAGCATTCGTCGACTGGGAACTTAAAAACAGCGAGAGTAAAGCTGGTGATATATTAAAATCCAAAACGGATGCATCTTCTGCCGCAAGCGCAGTAGATGAATTTTATGAGAGATCAAGCGGCGAACATAGAGCCAAAAGAATAGCAAACGCTGTTTCTTTATCGGACCAAAAAGGCGATGTAACGCCAGTAAGCGGTGGATCTGGATCAACACCAAAAGCTGATGCAACTCCAGCGTCAAAACCAGAACCAATAACTCCTGGTTCTGCAGAACAAGCCGAGAGCACAAAAGAACATAATGGTCATAGCGGTCATGAAGGTATTATTTCTGGTAAAACTAAAGAAAGATCCGCAGACGCAGGCAAAGTAACACAATCGCAATCGGGCACTCGTAATATGCCAATTAACGATAGGTTATTGGGTGTGTTGCAAAAAGCAGCGTCTGAAGCTGGTGTTGCCGTTGATATTACTTCTGGAGCTCAACCAAACTACCCACAAGGTCCAAGAACAGGCTCTACCAGACACGATATTGGCGTTGGTGCAGCTGATCTAGATCTTATGCAAAACGGAAGAGTCCTAACGGATCATAATCCTGAAGATGTAAAAGTAAAAAGAAAATTCGTTGAAGCCGCTGCAGCTGCTGGTGCTACTGGTATTGGCGCTGGCGAAGGTTATATGGGAGCTTCAAAGATTCATGTTGGGTTTGGAAAACCAGCAACATGGGGTGGAGCAGGATGGTTAAGTGGTCTTAATCTTGGTTCTGCTACAAGCCCAGAATCCGAAAAAGGAACTTCTGGTGCAACTCCATATAGTGGCGGATCTGCTGTGACTCCAGGAATGGGCGGTGGATCGTATGATCAGAGACTCGCTGCTATTCAAGAAAACATCAATAAACTTGGTGGTGGTGTTACAGGAATCGGGGCTGAAGAATCTTCAGCGCCTGTTGGTCCAAGTCTTGAGAGTTTACAAATGGGTATACCTGCACATGGAATGATGGGTGCGCCAGTAAACATGCAAAGTTTTATTGAGAACTTAAAATCTCAAGCTGTTCCGCCAGCGCCATCTCCTACTGCCAGTATGGTACCAACCCCAGCAGTAACACCATCTCAGACTATTGAACAATCAAGAATTAATGATGAAATAGAAGATTACGAACAAAAACAAAAAATGGTTGCGTTCGCAGAACAAACCAAAAAACAAACTACTGATATTATATCAAACCAAAATTCTAGTGGTACACCTTCTAGTTTCGATTACAATAATGCTGCTGACACTGGATGGCCTGATTGGGCTGCATTAATTGGTGGTTGGAATTGGGAAGAGACTAAAAAGATAAAACAGAATATGCACTTCTAACGAAAAAAGGGAGCCGAAGCTCCCTTTCTTTACTTTGCTAGATTCTTAAAGAATTCCAACGACTCGTCATCATCTTCATCGGAAGATTCAAACTTTGGAGCAGTCTTTGCCTTGGCAACTGGAGCAGCTTCCTCTTCCTGCCATGGAGCCTCTTCCTCTGCACGAGCACGCTTGGCTGGAGCAGAATCCTCTGCAAGAACCTTTGCTAGACGAGCAGATAGCTCTTCATAGGTCTTGAAGTTAGATGGAGCAAGGAATTCCTGTAGGGAATGCTCTGACTTCCAAACCTTCTCGAGTTCTTTGTCGTCATCAAGTAGTGGCGCTGCCTTTTCAAACTCAGACTTATCGTAATTACGATATCCTTCAAGATTACGAATCTTTAGCTTGAAGTTGGCGCCAGCCCAAAGATCGAATGGGTTTACTGCTTCTTCATCAGCAAACTGTGGTTCCATTGCTTCCTTTAGACGATCAAAGATCTTCTTACCATACTTGAATAGGAAAACCTTACCTTCGTTTGCAGGATTACCTGAATCGCTAACAACATAAATGTTTGAGATAAAATGCAAACGGCGCTTCTGCTTACGAACAATTTCCTTGTTAGCTTCGATACCAGAATTCCACAGCTTTGAGTTATACTCTGAAACTGGGTCGTTCTTACCGAGAGTTGTTAGTGAGTTCTCGATATACCAGCCACCTGGACCCTGGAAACCATGGTCAAACATACGAACGAACGGAACATCTTCGTTCTCTGGCGGAGGAAGGAAACGAATAACAGCATAACCATTACCAGCCTTATCGACTGTTGGCGACCAGAAACGATCGTCTGAAGACTTACCTTCTCCGCCAGATAGCTTATTGAGTTCGGCTGTTAGTGATTCGAGGGATTTCTTGCCTGAAGCGGCTTTGAGGGACTTAAAATCTACCATGTATATTTCTCCGTATTACGATGTATAACAATTGTATGGGCTACGTATAACGCCCAATATATTTAGTTTACTGCAATAGCTTATTTTTGTCAAGTTCTATTTTAGGTTTGTCAAATCGTAAGTTACTACAGTCTTTCTTTTCATAGAATTATTGATTGGACTTCTATGAAAGAAATTCGATGGGAAGGTAAGTATATCACCTTCTTCCAATTTCGGGATAATGATTTCGTCGCTGAATGGCATTTTAATTTCGATGGGAGGACCATCTTCTGGGAATTCCAAATAATATACATTAGACCATCCACAAAGAGGATGTGTATGCCAAGGATGCTCGCTATTATGTTCGTATTGTTGAAACCAATACGTTTCTATTTGACACTCTTTATGCCCTAGTTCTCTGACGACATCCTCGATATATGGGCCAATATAAGGCAAAAGAAACCGAAAATATTCTTTCTGGATTCCTTTACCTACATACCAATCTGTTCTGGTAATATCGCCACTAGATTCACCAACACTACTCTTAATAAGATCAAGAACTTTATCTTTAACTAATTTGTGTTCTTTAAATTTATTGATTTTATAAAACATTATACATTCCAAAGAAACAGGGACCGAAGTCCCTGTATATTAAACTGAAATTTCTTTGTCTGTATCTACGTGAACTACTTTATCTTTAATGATTCTGTAATTATTGTGATCCATCCAAAGAACCCAAATCAATTCAGCCGCTAGTTTGGGTTTGTTAGCTTTAACAATCAATTCCATTGAGTCGATTAGATCTTCTTTAGTCATCTTTTTCTCCTATAAGATGTGTTTTAAGTATCCCACAAGAAAAACATCATAAAACATTATTTATTCGTCGTAAAATTCTAAGATGATTTTTCGGAACTTGTCTTTATCATATTTTATGAAAGGAGTATACTTTTTAACCTTCAGAGAAATTTCGTCCCAGATAAGATCGTATTCCATTTTCTTATCGAAATATGGAAGGGCTTCTGTTAACTCCAACAATATACAAAATGTTTCTAAACACAATGCATTTCTAAGATACAGCTTCAATAGAATTGGATGTTCGTTTGGCTTACATACAAAATTGTAATTGAAAGGCTTGCAGAGATGTTTGTTAGTCTCTTGTTTGAAAACATACGATAGAGACTGATTACGCTTCTTCCATTGAAGATACGTTTCTTGGGCTACTTCGGAATAAGCGAGATCACGTATCCATAATTTTGGATTAACACTAAAATTAGCAACAAGAAACTCGCATACATTTTCATTCTTAGCAAGTTTTTCAAAAAACACCTTATCTTTACGTTTGGCAAATGAAGCTGGTTTTAATCCGGTTTTGCCGTTGTATTTAATGTAGTCGTAGTCGCTTTTGGTAAAGTGGTTTTTGAGGGCGACATAATTTTGATACGCTTCGAAGGCTGACATTTTAACTCTGGCTCACCATCTCTTAAATAATTTAAGAACTTGAAATAAAGTCCTTTTTCACGTCCATAAGCCTCGATCTCCCAAGGCTGTTCCCAATAATCCATTTGTTCGTGAAGATATCTCTCGCCTTGCCACTTGACCATTCTGGTTGGTCGCCAAATGTCTTTCATTTCACCTTTGGCGTATTGCTTGAGGTGGACCATTTCATGGGCTAGGGCGAGCAAAGTCTCTTTTTTATTAAGAGCTCTGTCAATACCTATTACGAATTCTCTGGTATGATGATGGTCATCAGTCCAGTCGCAATAGGCGTAATCGCCCTCGGCTGAATCCATTTTTTCGAACTGAAGTGTCAACTTTATATTATTAAAAAGTTTACCCCCTCCAATAAGATATTTTCCGTAGAAATTCGCCGCTTTTTTCACCATAGGCAGAGATATATGCGAGGGTTTACCAATTGTTTTAATGTGCATATTAGCCTCCAACAATGGTTTAACCCTGTATTTATATCGGAAGGCGTGCTCCACGCTTAAGAATATTCAAATTCTCGGCTTCTGCCTGGATTTTAGCTCTCATAGCTGGATCCTTTTTAATCCAGTATGCAGCCGTCTCGATCTCCAGATTGTTCTTTTCGCACCAGAAAACCACGGCGTCGATATATTCGATGTTCTTTTCTCGACAGAGCTTTTCTACTTCCTCTACGAAGCCTGAATTTTTAAGCATTGTTTTTCGTGTTCCTTCAGTTCGGCGATCCGACGAGTAAGGTACTCTTCTACATGGTTATCATTAAATCTTCGAGCCTTATGTCTATTCAGTTCCTGCTGCAGAGACCAGAGTATAGTGCTGGCATGTGAATACGAATAATTCTCTTTGATTGTGTCCATAGAGTTAGTCCTTAATTGTGATCGTCGTATATTCACCTTTGGTCATTTTATAGAGAGTAGCAGAATTAGTGGGAGATAGACGAACGCAGCCGTGAGAAGCAGGACGCCCAAGAGCACCAACATGAGGAGTAGCATGGATAGCATATCCTCCAGAAAAGAAAATAGAATTTGGCATAGGAGCGTTATCGTATTTCTTACTGTAGTGCATAAGCTGGTAAGAATATGGATGAAACGATCCCGTAGGAGTATAATACCCTTTACGGGCAGTAGAGACAGGCCATTGGTCAATTAACTCTCCATCTTGAAGAACTGTCATAGTCTGATGACGTTTCGAAACAATAATATCGTAATCTGCTTTTACTGGAGTAGAGAAGAACATAGATACAAGAACCAATAAAACTCCAACAACCATAAGTATAACTCCTGCTATGTTAGCAACTCTATCGTTTATCATGAAAGATACCCAAGAATAGCGCCAATAGGGCCAACGAAAACACCAATACAGCGAAGAATGAACTTAGCTGTAATTGGATTATCCATTGTGTTCCAGATTGAGATAATGTTCATCACCCAACCTACGGCAAAAACGAGCCAGATTGCGATTAGCGTAAGATAATAGCCAATACCATAATCTTCATGACCATAATGACGTGCCATAATATACTCCAGTTAGAATGGCGGTCCCGGAAGGATTCGAACCCTCGACCTTGGGAGTAGAAATCCCCTGCTCTATCCAGCTGAGCTACGGAACCATTATTAGTATTATAACCTAGCAGAATTGAAAAGGCAAGTTGTTTCTGTTTCTAGGGACAACTTGCGAACCCCAATGGATCATGCAGCTAGTGCATAAGCTCCAAATGATGCATCATTATCGTTTGCATCTACGTTTCGCCTTTGGTCTCCTTACGACCTTACTGAATCCTGTCGAACCTGAATCGCCCCCATCAAAGATACACCGATTATCATATCCCATCGGCTAGCACGATATAAGACCACACAAACGACCTCGGTGGCTGATGTATCTATGGTGGAGGCGGTGGGAACTGCCCCCACGTCCAAGAAACCTATGTTTCGTCTCTCAACGACCTCGGCAAACTTTATTTATAAATGTTATCTCTAAGGTATTCGTAGTGATTGGGAAGAGTTTTAATGTATTGTTTCAACGCTGCTTGATGATTAAGCCAACTATATTTGATATCATGTAACTCATTAGCTAATTTTGGGTTTCGTTTCATATCGATATTATGATCCATCTTAGTAACAAAACTGTAATTACCTGCCGCCAGAACTCTATGATAACTAAAGTTGCCTTCTTTCATTTTCAATTTTTCTGGATCAGTTGATTGGTTTTGATCATAAAGATCTCTAAACAATTTACTAAAATAATCCCCTTCATGGTTATGATTCATAGCATTGGTTCTATGCTTCCAATAAGGAGAATCTTCTCTTTGAGAGAGAAAATATTGCGCTGTTACCCAATCTTTGGCTTCTGAGGCTTCTTTAATTACGTAATGGTTATAATATTCTCTATCAAAGTTTTTTACATGACAATCCGTATTAAGGAGGATACGAGCAATATTCTCAATCATAGATTGAGTCAAAAATAACCCTGTAGATCTCAGAGGTCCAATGAACGCACAAGAAAGCCCAACTGCAATAACATTTTTATACCAAGGAGCCTTTCTAACTCCTGGAGTGAATTTCATAGAACGAAATTCTAAACCGTCCGCCCTTGAACCATATCTTTTTCTTATACTTTCACGTAGTTCCTCTTTAGCCGATTCTTCGTTGGTATGATTACTGCTATAAACATAGCCAGAACCAATTCTATCCCAAATTGGAATATTCCACTCCCATCCACTATCTAACGCTACACAATCTGTGAAACTAACCATTTCTTCTTTTTTACATTCGTAAGGAATATTGGTCGCAATCGCTCTATCGTTTACAAGAACTTCTGAAAAATCTATTAATCCTATTTTCAACCCTTGTTCTAATAGAATAGATCTAAACCCAGAACAGTCAATATAAAGATCTGCAGTTAGTGGTCCATTCTCATTAGTCTCTAAACATGTGATACCATTGTCATCAGTCCGAATAGCATAAATGTCATCGATGATATGTTTAACACCGTTCGGAATAGCGACAAGGTCTTTTAACATCAATCCAAATTTATAAGCGTCGAAATGATACGCTTTTTCTATATTAGGATTCCATTTCATTGGTCCTGGTTTGTCAGTATATTTGTTTTGAAGAACCATATGATAGTTGTCATCAAAAAATTCAGGAAAATCAAAAGGCTGGAATAAATCTGGATATTGATGACAAAGGTTATAGAATAATTTAATATCTCTCATAGGGACTGGAGGCGTAATCCCCTTAGTCAAATCATAAAAACTTTTACCCTTCTGATAAAAGTCTGTTAGCCTAATGGTTGTTTTATAAACAGCGTCACACTTTGGCATCCAAATTTGTTCTGGGATACCAAATGGTTTCATAAACCTATTGATGTTTACTAAACTTGATTCTCCAACGCCAATAATTGGAACGTTTGTGGACTCTATCAGAGTAATGTTAACATTAGGTACATTTTTAGACAAAAGGGCAGCAGTCATCCAACCAGATGATCCGCCGCCCACAATCATAATACTTTTAACTTTCATTGAGTTTGTATCTCGTTTTCAAATTCCTCTATTAAAGGAACAGGTGGTTCTTTAGTGGCACGGTCTATTAGAACTGTCCCGTACAATGCACTTACCGATGGTCGCCAACTCATTACAACCAGTGACGCCCAAACTAAGAAACACCAATGCAATTGATAGATATACTTTCTTCATCCTAAGATCCTTTTTATATCATCTAGAGTCCCGATATAATGACCATTTCGAAAGGCTACTGGACGAGCTTCGTCGATACCAGCATGCCTGATGAATGCGGCCATGGTAGAATACATAGCAAAGTATTTCGGTTCAATACCTGTTTTCTGTATAATATACTGAGATAATTGATCGGTTTCTTCGTTATAAACTTGACCGATAACTGACCATCTATCTGACACGTTACTCTCCTACACCACCTTCTATATTAGGTTCATGATTTTCCAACTGAACACCGTTTATTGAAAACCACTCATCAGAACCTTGACGCTGATACTGGATATCCTGCATAGGAACCATTACCATTTCCTTGGTCTGTGGGTGAACCATCATCTTCTGAAATACAACCATTCGCAAATCAACGATTGGATTCTTTTTATTTAATCCTCCCACTGGAAGTCCACTAGCGGCGACAGCGCCATCTGGTCCTAGAATACTCATGTCTTTTGTCCTTTATACTTTTCAAGTAGATTCGAGAGAAACTCAATAGCTGAGTCATTAAATGTTACATCGTTTAGAATACCGGTAACGCAATATTGCTTTGCCTTCAGCGCATTGCCATCCGAAGCCTTATCATATTCAACGATATACAGATGACGATCCTTAGACATCATTGCTTCGTTAATCTTACCATTCTTTTCGCCATTATAAAGAGTAACCAACGCCTTCTCGTCGATCATCTTCATCATCTCTGCATTAGGATAGCATTTTAAATCTTCCGCCTTGGCCATATTATGGACAACCATAAACCCTAGCGCAAAGAAAAAAATAGCAATCAAACTTTCTTTAGTTCTGCTCATTGTCAACTCCAGATATAGATTTCATCAGGTTAATATCATAGTCTATTAGTCTAGACAAAGACTGGATTGCATTTTCTTTACTAACACCACCAGCAACCTTATCTCTAGACCACATAACATACTTAATTAGCATGTTAACGTCAATCGCATTTTGATCCTTCAATTCATTCATGCTACTTATCTAGCCTCATAACTGCTGATGGGTGCAAACAAACTGCACTACTAAGAGTCAGTGCTGACATACCACCAGCATCATTACACTTTTTTACGAAATTATCATTATAGCTAACAAAGATGCCAACCATAAAAATAAACGTTCCCCATACTAATAGTTTTGTCATGTCACCACCCTTAACAAAATCGTGTTTTCGTTGATACGATACGCAAGAGGCTTCTCCGTCTTGATCTCATCAAAGACTTTTCGTAGGACAAGTTTGCCACCCTCGAGTATGCGCTTGAGAAACTCATTTGGATCTTTCCGTCCCACAGACCTGGTAATAGAATTAGATTCGCAATAGTTCGTAATGCTAGTGCCCTTGACCTGGAGCCCACCACGATCAATCGCTGTAAGCCTCGTAATCGTCTTATACTTTGTATTGAAAGTCCAGAGCTCCATTGCGCCGATGACTTTCTCCGGAGATACTGATGCAATCTTGTAAGTTGCATCTTCCTTCTGGTACTTGAGATTTTTGATTTTCTTTTCGACCGACACTGCTCTTGGCTTGCGAGTCTTTTTAATTTTCTTTGTGTTCGAAGAATATCTCTCCGCATCCTCGATAAGCGTGTTGTAGAACGATACAAGATTCTTGATTTCAGCTTTTTTGAGGTGGCGATATCCCTCTTTGAGTTGTTCATCTTTACCCTCATATGCCTCAAGCAATTCATCTAATACTGGGGTAAATTTAGAGATGATAGAAGTAGCGTAGGCGGCAGGAATGTTATTCGACTGCAGCCATTCATACAAAGAAAACTCTACATTGTCGTAGATGTAATCGTCTATCATACCCTCAATTTCGCCAAGAATGTCATGTGTACGCTCACGCATACGGTCTTGAATGGAAACTACTGGCTTACTATCTTCTTCCTTAGTCTCCTGAACATATTTATATGTTTCTTTGATACGATCGTTTATATAATCTTGTGTATCAGTAGGTAACGTAAACCCTCGAGATAAGAGACGACAAACCCAAGCAACAGTAGTAGGTATAAGATTATCTGGAACAGATTTGATTTTCTTGGCGTCATTAACACGTCCTAGATTTTTAAGATAGGTAACAATATACTCTTTGGCTTCTGAATTGGTGCACATGTAGTTATACCAATTCAAAGCATTGATGTAATCAGTTTTTGACAGAGGCTTTGTAAAATTAGGCTCGTCGCCCAGATGCTTCTTATTAACAATGTAAG